GTTTGCAGACGACAGGAACGCAAAAAGCGCTGCTGCATTCTGGCCGGCCTGAGTATCGGTAAAACCGAACTCAGGGTGATCAATGATCACTGAAATCGGCATGGTATCGTAGTCATTAGTCGAATCTAAAGGATTCGTGACTACGGCCTTTTGCGTAAAGCGAACGAGAGATCGGATACGGTTTTTACCGTCTTTCCGAGTCGGCTGATGGGAAATTTCAGCAGTGAAAAGTCCATCACCGGTTCTCCACGTGGACGGTTGTCCAGGTGAAGTTTGAACTCTCGCCATAACTTTAGCAACAGAATTAACGGTAAAAGTAATTGGGTCGGCAAAAGCCATGTGGTTGACCTCCTAAAGGAATTGGAGTTCAATCACGTGCAGGACGAGGGATTCCATCCCCCCACCCACGCTAGGCACGTGAAGTATTATCCAAAGTTTGACCGGGTAATACCAATCGCACCAAGGATTGCCCATTGCTTTGGGGTCAATTGATCCCAACGCAGATCGAATCCGAATGGACTATCTGCTAAAACTCTTTGTTTGGTAGAGAGCGAGCGCTCCCAATTAAGGGAGTGCCAACCTTGCCAAGTCGAGAGCATATGATTGGAAACAATCCTACGAGAGGATTTTCCCATCAGATACAGATAGCGACATGGAATCTTATCGAAAAACTGATCATTAATAATGTCGATATTTCTACCGACACTAAAAAACCAGTCGATAAGCCAAGTCCATGGCGTAATTCTCCAGATCAGTGAAGGATTGATGTGGGCACCGTAGATTCGAAGGAGTCTACCAATGCTCGTAATCTGACTACTAAAAGTAAGCAGATTATCATCAAACTCGGGGATATAAACTTTATAGGATCCTTTTGCCCATACATCAAGCTCAAAAGTTTGAGTAATGTCGCAAAAACCTATACAAGAAACCCCGTCAACGGTAGTCGGTTTAAGAACAGAGTTGAGCCTAAAACCAGAAGGCTGAAGCCTTGGGGTGTAGGTTCGCGCTCCAATCTTACCGACCGTGATCACATGATCTATAGCAGCACGGCGCCCTTGCCAGTTACCGTTTGATTTGGTTAACTGTTCAACGTAATCATTAGTTCTTTGATAGGTATCATAGAACTTAATGAGATCATTGATGAAGGGCACCCAGCCAAAATTATGGTTAAGAAAGTGATCAGCTGCTTCCTTCGGCAGCATTCTCACACCAGCTTCAAACGAATGCGTGAAACGACGAGTCGCTTCACGATTTGCTCCGGCTGGCAGGTCATGGATGAGGCGGACATTCTCCCACTGTTGTTTGAAAAAGTGGGCAGAGGTTCGCAACATACCTGGCAAATCGCGCAGTTCATAAAAGAATTGCGCTGCCGAGGCCTTCTCAACTTTTGGCCTAGTAAGATCATAGGCCTTTTGGCTATACTGACTTAAGGAAGGGAACAGACCAACATCGAAGGGGGTGATAGGTCCAGTATCTCTAAAAGAATTATAGAGATATGGAGTACTATCCATGACGGAGTTTTCAGGAAGGAAAGAAGACTCCACCTCCCACCACTGACCGGCTGGAAAGCCATCAGTAACTCGATATGTAAATGGTCCCTTTTCCGAGGAAGTCGGAAGCACTACTTTTACATTTGCGAACGGACCACCTAATGAATCATCTTGATCTAGCTTAGCTAGATCTCGAGGACGACCTCTGACGAACTTAGGATGAAGTTCATCCCAAGTACGTTCAGAAGTATAGGAATCCTTAGGAGTACCCGTGAGAATAATATTCTCACGTAAGACAACCTTCGAGTTTCGATATTCTCGATACTCTCCAAGCTTGTCTCCAGCCTTATGCTTCACCCCATCCTTGTTTCCAAGGAAGGATGGTTTATAAGGAGGAACTCTTTCGCGGTAGCGCTCATAAGTCATTAGAGAATTCTCCATTCAAGAATCGGTAAGTGTCCATCGCTGAACACTCAG